CGCGGCGTGGCGCGGCCGGGCCCGGGGGCGCCGGGACCTTCGGAAGTCGGTCGCGGAACTCAACGAAGACGCGGCCAAGTCGGTTAGCGCCCAGCGGGAGAGCAAGCGGTTCGCGGACGAGATCGGGGCCCTGGAGGGGCGTCAGAAAGCGCAAGGAGTTCAGACCGCCGCCGAAGTCGAGCGCCGGGTCCGGCTCTCGACCGCGACAACTGCTGTAGAACGCGCACAAGCGCGCTTGTCCGACGTGCAGGCCCGGGGGGCCGCGATCGACAAGATCAGCGACCCTGCCGAGCGCAGCAAGGCTCTCAAGCAGTACGAGCAGGACCTCACGACCTCGACCCGGGCGGTCAAGGAGGCCGAGGAGGCGCAAAAGGGAATGCGGTCGGCCGCATCCGCCGCGTCGCGTGAGATCAGGGCACAGGCCCGGATTGCCGAGGAGGCGGCGGACTTCCTCAAGAAGTTGAACGAGCAGGCCGACGTGCTGTCGCGCCGGGGCGTCGAGGGCGAGATCGCCAAGCAGGTTGATGCCTACGAGCGGATCGTGAAGCGCGGCGCAAGCCCGGACGAGAAGCGGTCCATCGAGGCCGGTGTCCGGCGGGTTCAACTCCTGACTGACGAGCGCGATATCCTGAATCAGGTCCTCGGGCCGGTCGAGGCGTACCAGCGCCAGATCGCGGCCCTGAACGACCTGCTGGCGCGCGGGAAAATTTCGCAGGAGGATTTCAACGACGCGCTCACAAACCTGCCGCTCGCGCAGTCGGTCTCGGCTGTAGACAAGTCACTCGACGGGACCTTGATCGCCTATCAGGCGCGCCTTGAGGAGATCGACCGCGCGGTCCAGAAGGCCGAGAAGATCATCGCGGACGCCCAGCGCGCCGGTATCCTGTCGCCGGACGAGGCCAAGGCCCGGCGCGAAGCCCTCCGGGGCCCGGACCCGCAAAACGGCGAGATCGTCGCTGTCGGCAATGGGCGGGACTTCCGTTCGCGCCAGCAGGAGCAAGCAAAGCGCTCGGCCCTCGCGCCGCTTGACGCGCTCGACAATGAACTCGGCGGGGCGTTCAAGAAGCGCGCCCAGCAGAAGGCTCTCCGGGACGAGCAAAAGGAGCGGATGAAGCTCATTCGCGATTTGCGCGAGCAGGAGCTTATCAGCCAGCAGGAGTTCGAGGAGCGCAAGCTCGCTATTGCCGAGGACGCAAACCGGAAGCGCCGGGACATGGAGCTTGCCGAGCAGCAGGTCCGCCTACAGGCCGCGCAATCCATTGGCGATAGCCTCCTGTCGATCCTTGAGAATACGGCAGGCCGTCAGTCGGCGGTCTATAAGGCGATGTTCGCGGTCACGAAGGCCTTCGCGATTGCGGAGTCGATCGTGAACATCCAGCGCGCACTCGCGAGCGCGACCGCCAGCCTGCCGTTCCCGGCCAACCTGCCGGTGATCGCGCAGGTCGTGGCCGAGGGTGCGTCGATCATTGCCAATATCACGGCGGTCGCCGGTCAATTCCGCGACGGCGGGTATCTGGCCGGAGCCGGAGGTCCGCGCGATGACGCGAACTTGATCCGGGCATCGAACGGCGAGTTCATCGTGAACGCCGAGGCGACGGCCAAGAATCGCAGCGTCCTTGAGGCGATCAACGCGGGCCAGAACTTCGGCGGCGGCGGCGGTGGCGGCGGCTCCGGCGCGCCAGCGATCGCGCCAAGCGGCGGCGCACCGCTGAACGTCTCGATCTACAATTACGGCGGGTCTAAGGTCCGGGTAGAGCGCTCGGATGATGAACTCCGGGTGCTGATTGACGACCGGATCGACAAGCGCGCGCCAAAGGCCGTTGCGCGTGATATGACGAACCGCAACGGGCCGGTTCAGAAAGGGCTGCGCCGCACCACGACCGCTCGCTCGGAGACCCGCTGATGACCCTCCCTCGGTTCAACGTCCTGCCGCAAGAGGCCGGATATTCGGCCACCGGTGGCGCGCGCTTTCATTACGCGGACCTTGACGGGGGCCGGGGTCGGCGGCGGCGGCGGTTTATCGGGACCACAAACCGGGTCTCGGTCACGTTCCTGTTCGACACCACCGAGTACGGGTACTGGGAGGCCTTCCGGAGGACCGCGATCTCGGAGGGCAGCCTGCCGTTCCTGCTCGACCTGATTCTCGACACCCCGGACCCGGTTACGTACGAGGTCGCGCTGATGCCCGATTCCGTGCAGATGCAGCCAAACGGCGACGCCCGGATTGTCCAGATGGAACTGGAGGTAAAGCCCTTGCCGGTAGACACCGAGTTCGACCTTGCGACCTTGGCTGCCTTTGAGGCCGGGGGCGACCTATATCCGGACCTGCTCGCCAGACTGGCGGTGTTTGTCAACGAGGACGCCCCGGCGGCGATCGGCGTATGAGCGACCTGTTCGACTTCTATCTTGCGTCCCGGGCCGACGACGTAAAGCTCGAACTATTCGAGATCACGCACCCGGATATGACCCAGCCGTACCGATTCTGCCCGCAAGCGCTGGACGGCGTGACCGTGGACCTGTCGCCAAGCGAACTAGGGGTTCACTTCCAGTACTATCCCGCCGAGGTCTCCGGCGAGGCCGCGCGGGATGACCTCGACGCCGAGATCACGATCCAGCTTGGCGACCTCGGGGAGATCATGCCCCAAGAGATCGACGCAATCGAGGAGGCAAACGGGATGCTCGTCCGGCCCTCGGTCCGGTACTGGGTGTTTCGCTCCGACGACCTCACGACCCCGATCTACGGCCCGATCGCCCTTGAGGTCCCGGTGATCCTGCTAGACGAGCAGGGCTCGGCCTTGACCGCCCGGGCGCCACGGTTGAACGCAAACCGGACCGGTGAGCTTTACACGCTGTCCCGGTTCCCGATGCTTAGAGGCTTTTTTTAGAGCGGAAGCCACGTTAGCCTAGCACCATGCGGACACGGACGATCAAACCTGCAAGGCAGGAGGCGCGCGTGAAGGGCGATCTTACCTTCACAATCGACATTGCTTGCCGGGCGGGCCATTGGTCGCCTCGGTACGTTTCCACCGGTCGCTGCGTAGCTTGTACCGCGCAGGACAGTACGACAACTAATGCGAGAGCGCGGCAGAAAGCTCAATATCGACGCAACAGCGATCTAAAAACAAAGAGTTCGCGAGATTGGAAGGCCAAAAACCCCCGCCGGGTTTTAGCATACCGGATTAAGCAATACGGTCTGACCCTTGAGCAATATGATGCTATTGTTGCGACGCAGGACGGGAAGTGTCCTATTTGCCTAGAGGACTTGATGGGCGGCAGGTATCAGACAGTAGATCATTGCCACGAGACCGGGCGTGTACGTGGAGTTCTTTGCAGCAGGTGTAATTCCGCGCTAGGTCTTTTGCGCGATCGTGCTGACGCTGCTACGCGGGCGGCAGCCTATCTTGCGCAAGATTTCTAGGTGTCGCTCGATCAATTCCTCGACCGCCGGTTCCATATCCGCCGGTACAACTGCTGGCATCACGCCCGGGACGTCTGGCTGCATTTGACCGGACAGGACCTTGGAGACCTTACCCCGGCGGATATCTCCGGGAGCGCGCTCGCGGCGGCGGTCGGACGGCAGGCCCCGGCCTTTGTCCGGCTCCCGGGACCGGCGGACCCGTGTCTCGTCCTGATGCTGCGCGCGCGTGACGTCCCGCATATCGGTGTCTATACGGGAGGCAGGGTCCACCAGATTGCCGCGACCGGGGTCACGTTCCTGCCTCTCGCGGAAGCCCGGGCCGGATATCACGACGTGAGGTTCTACAGTGTCGCGGATCATCATTGTAACTGACCCCCTCGCGCCGGACGAATGGGAGGTTATCGAGACTGACCGGCCAGCGGACGCTATCCGGGAAAGGTTCCGGGTTTGGCCCGCTACCGCGCGCGTGTTCGACATTGACGGGATCGAGGACCCGTCCCGCCTTGCCCTTGAGGTCGAGGCGTTCGGCTGGTCGAACCGGGACCTCACGCCCCGGGACCGCGCCGGAGTTGAACGGCTGGCCCGCCACACGGGCCCGCTGATGGTCACTACCGCGCCCGGGGATCCGATCACGGCGATCATCGCGATAGTGGCGGCGGTCGCGCTCTCGGTCGTCGCGACGTTCCTCCTGATGCCGAAGATTTCTTTCAAGAACCGGGTGGAATCTCCGAACAACTCCCTGTCAGACCGGAGCAACAAAGCGAGGCCGCTCGCCCGGATTCCTGAAATCCTCGGAACCGTCCGGGCGACCCCGGACCTTATCGCGGTCCCGTACCGGCTGTATGTCAACCATCAGGAGGTCGAGATCGCGCTCATGTGCGTCGGGCGCGGCTCCTACGATATCGCGGACGTCCGGGACGGTAGCACCCCACTGGTCGAGATCGTCGGCGCGTCCGCGACTATCTACGGCCCCGGGACCTCTCCTAACTACGGGACCCCGCAGGCCTCGATCGGAACCCCGGTGGCTGACCCGGTGCTGTCGATCGTGAAGCTGAACGAGGTCAACGGTCAGACGCTCCGGCCCCCTAACTCGAACTTCGTGAAGGGCGATGGCAATATCCGGTTCACCGCTCCGGACACGATCGAGAATAACGGCACGATCAACTGGACGACTTTCTTTTCAAGCGGCGACGTCATCACGGTATCGAACTCGAACCGCAGCAGCACTACCGGCGCGGCGGCGGTGAATTACAGCGTCCGGTTCTACACGGCCAACGAGGTCGAGTTCCAGAGCGTAAACCCAAGCACCCTTTTTACGGTTGGGCAGGTCATCACGATCTCGAACGCGGTCTACACCAATACGTCCGCCGGGGTCTCGACCACGGTGGATCTGTCCGGGACTTATCAGGTCGCGTCGTTCCCGAGCAGTTCTAAGATGGCCCTGTCGGCCGTTTCAGGTTCCCCTTCATCGGGCGACTGGGGCGATATTGCATCGTTCCCGAGCGGCGTGACCGTGTACAAGAATAGCGGCTTTCTGACCGGCTCCTCGACCGTCTCGAACGACTACGACGGGACGTACACGGCCTTGAGCGTGACCTCGACGCAAATCGTCTTGTCTAACCCCGCGCTCGTGAACTCGAACTGGTCGAGCCTGTCCGGCTCTACCGGGTACGGCGACGCAAACCTCTCGACCTCCGGAGACCGATGGATCGGGCCGTTCACGATCGACCTGCCGGAACTCGACCGCGTTCTTGCGAACTTTCAAGCCCTGCAAGGGCTGTATCAGGTTGACAAGAAGGGCAAGCAGTCAAGTGTCTCGGTTTCGGTCCTGCTTGAACTCACGCCCGTGGATCAATCCGGAACCCCGACCGGCGCGGCCCAGACGTTTACGACGACCGTGCAGGGAAGTGCAGACACCAAAACCTCCCGGGCGCAAACCCTCCGGGCGACACCTACGTTCACCGGGCGGTGCAAGGTCCGGGCGCGCCGGACTTCCGCGACTGACCTCAATTTTGACGGCACCCTCGTTGATGAGGTCAAGTGGACCGATATGTACGGCATGGCGGCGGTCGATCAGAACGACTTCGGAGACGTCACGCTTGTTCATGCGCAGACCTACGCGACCAACGGCGCTGTCGCGGTCAAGGAGCGGCGGCTGAACCTGCTCGCTACCCGTAAGCTGCCTCAGCGGGTCTCGGGATCGACCTTCACGACGACGCTCTACCCGACCGAAAGCGCGGCGGATATCATTGCTGCGATCACGGTAGACAGCCGGATCGGTCGCCGGACTATCTCGGAACTAGACGTCGATTCGGTTTACGATTCCGTGGCCGCGATCCTTGCCTATTTTGGCAGCGCTAACGCTGGCAAGTTTGGCTTCTCGTTTGACGACGATGGCGTGACCTACGAGGAGACGGTCCAGACGGTCGCTCAAGCGGTGTTCTCGACAATGTACCGCTCGGGCTCGATCCTCCGGATGAAGCCCGAGATTGCTACCGACAACTCGGTCATGCTGTTCAATCACCGCAATATCCTGCCCGGAACCCAGCGCCGTAATATCTCGTTCGGGACAAGCGATGACAATGATGGCGTGGCGGTCACGTATCAGGGCTTGAATGACGGGGCCCCGCTCTCGATCGCGATCCCGGTAGACAACTCGGCCGCAAAGCCTCTTGAGGTCACGCTGAACGGGGTCCGGTATGACGATCAGGCGTACTTCCACGCGTGGCGGGCGCAGAACAAGCTGACCCACCAGACGGTTGCCCTTGAGCAGCAGACGACCGAGGAGGGGCGGCTCGTTACCCGGAATGATCGCGTCCTGATTTCGGACCAGACCCGCCCGGGCATGATCGAAGGGCAAGTTGACGGGCAGGCGGGCACGACCTTGACCTTGAGCCAGCCGGTCGATCTGTCCGGGCCGGACGGGTACACCATTTTCTTGCAGCACACGAACGGCGCGGTCGAGGCGCTCGACGTCGTAGAATGGGCTCCGGGCCCCGGTGAGAGTGCGGACCCGTACCGGGTAGTGGTAAGCGCCACCCCGGCGCTCCCGCTCGTCACGGACCCGGACGCGGCAGTTCAGACGGGGTTTATCATCACCGAGAACACGGACTTTCGTTCGCGGTCCTACTTGATCACCGAGCGGGAGCCGGAAGGCGTGTTCGCGGAGACGATCCGGGCAATCAACTACACGCCGCTGTACTATCAGAATGACGCGCTCGCGCTGTGGTACCCGGTAGACGACGGGACGTTGACCGACCGGTCGCCGTACCGCGCCGACGGGGTTCCGGTCTCGACCGCGCCGGGCTTCGTGACTGACACGGCCCGGGGGCCGGTCCTTGATCTAACCGACGACCCGTTCCAGCCTACCGGGTTCACAATGCCGGCGAGCTATACAAAGGCCCTGTGGCTCAAGGTAGCGCCCGGCGCGACTGCCGCCCTGCTGGTCTCGAACTCCGGGCAGGAGTTGCTCTCGCTCGCGTCCGGCAACCTCGTGGCCGGTCACAACGGAACCGCGCAACTGTCCGCCGCTTGGCCGACCGATAGCGAATGGCATCATGCGGCCTTGGCCTACCGGACCGCCGGGAACTTGGCGGCGCTGTACATTGATGGCCAGCAGGTCGCGGCAGGCGCGATCTCGACCCGGACGCCCGGCGGTCTGACGCTGTTCGACAACCTAGTCGCGAGGGTCGATGACGTCCGGGTATGGGCCCGGGCCCTTGCGTCCTCGGAGGTTCTCGCGCTCTACCGCTCCGGAAGGGCATAGATTTAACGCCCCGGATCAGGTACGAGATCGTCGCAATCTTGTCGCTACAGGAGACCGCTCGATGGCCGATACACCAACGCTTGCTGACTATGAAAATGCAAAGCAGGACCTCGATGCTATTGGGCTTATCGTCAATGGCGCGGCTGACCTCAATGGTAACGGAAGCGTCCCGACGCGTGCAGGCGGGTCTCTTTACACACTTGCACATTTGATCGCGCAATTTCCTAACGCGTCAGCGGATGCGATATCTGCGGCTGCGTCGGCAACAGATACGCTGGCAAATAAGGTGGCGTCAGAAACCGCAGCAGGCTTGGTTGCCGCTGCGATGAACAGCAGCAATGCGCCATATCCCAACGCATACGCGTCCGCCCTTCCGCGTGGTGTCTTGTCGGTCACGATTGGCGGCTCAGCAATTACGGGTGCTACCGTCGGTGAATATCCGATTATTGGCTCCGGGGGATCCATTACCGGATACTCGCTAACGCTTGTGGTCACGTCTCCGACCACCGCGACGGTTCGAGTTGACGGGAACGGCCTCGGAACTGGCACCACTCCGCCGACGCTCACTAAACCCGCTGGAGCTACCCTTCCAGCCGGTACGACGATCACGGCTGTAGTCGGCTTGCTCGTGCCAAATCAGGCTACCTACTGGGTCGCATCCGCCGATAGCTCGCAAATCCTGCTTTATGGCAACAACGGCGGCTCGGTCGCGACGGCTCCGTTCGGCGGGACGCAGCTTGTCATGTATGCCAAGAGTTCGCTCGATCAACGACTTTCGGCGGTCCCGGTACTTAGTGCGGACACAGACGGCATTCCGTGGCTCCATGCTGATGCAAAAAATCTAAGTGGCTTGGCGGCAGGTTTGACGTGGACCGCTCCCGCCCTTTTGATTGCTAATGCGATCAAGTTTGCAGCACTTTCAGGCTCCGGCATCGGGGCAAGTGAAGACTATTTTATTAGCGAGTTCAATGTAGCTGACGCTGTAAAAGGCGATCAAATTGTTGTTCGTCGAAATAGCGACAACGCAGTCGTTGCCAACAGCACTACAGCCACGATCACCAAGAATGCGTCTGGCACTACTCTTGTGACTTTTTTTAGCGCGGTTTACAAAATCCGCGTTACGTTGCTGATTGACTATCGAGACTTCGGGGCCTCTACCGGGACAATTTACAGCAGCACAAATCGACTTCTTGTGTTTAAGCGGGGGGATGGGCATGTCGCCCGGCACTCGCTGCTTGGCCGTACGCCCAATCCAGCGCTCTATCCCGGCCTTTGTACACGGGTCTTCCGCCTCTTCCTTGGCCGGTTTCCGGCGGAGCCGTACGCCCGGCCCCGGC